CTCTAAAATATAAGCAATATAAAACTCCTTGATCAAATCATTAATAAATAAAGAAAAATCTCTGTCCAAATGGCTGCTATAATAACTGATCAGATTAGAATATTGAATGCGAAAAATTTTGTTTCTGGAGTAAGTTCTAGTACAAATGCATATTATTCTTTTGTTGGATTAACAAATCCTACTGATATTGCAACTGATTGGAATACAACTCCCCCTTCTCCCAAAGATAGTTTTTCGGAAGAAAATAATTATTGGGATAATATGATTGCATTAAAGAAAATTAATGCACAAGATGTTAAACAAGTTGTTTCTAAACGAACATGGTCATCTGGTACTACCTATGACATGTATAGAGGGGATTATAGTAGAACTAATACTGCCCCTGTTTCTGGTGCAACTAATTTATATAATTCTACTTATTATGTTATAAACAGTGATTATAGAGTTTATGAGTGTCTTCAAAATGGTACAAACCCCGATAATCCTAATGGTAGGTCTTCATTAGATGAACCAACCTTTACTGATTTAGAACCTCGTTCTGCTGGTAGTAGTGGAGACGGTTATATATGGAAATATCTTTACACAATCAAACCAAGTGATATTGTAAAATTTGATTCTACAGATTTTATGCCCGTTCCTGCAGATTGGGAAACGAGTAATGATAATGCTTCAGTTAGAGATAATGCTGTAGATGGTTCTATTAAAATTGTAACAGTTACCAATAGAGGAGCAAGTGTTGGTCCTGTGGGAGGTACGGAATATCGTAATGTTCCTATTAAAGGTGATGGATCTGGAGCAGAGTGTACTATTACAACAACTAATGATCAACAGGTTGATACTATAGTTGTTTCTAAACAGGGTTCTGGATATACTTACGGAAGTGTTGATTTGGAAGCTGGTAGTGTTCCTACTGGAACCACCAGACCAGAATTTGATGTTATTATTCCACCACAAGGTGGACATGGATCTAATATCTACAGAGAATTGGGTGCATATAATGTTCTTCTATATTCTCGAATTGAAAATGATAATGAAAATCCAGATTTTATAACTGGTAATGATATAGCAAGAGTTGGTGTTGTATGCAATCCTCAACAGTATAATTCTACTTCACTTTTATCTGCAGATAAAGCAAGTTCTTTAGGTGCTTTAAGATTAACTGGAACTGGGTATAGTTCTGCTACATTTACGTCGGATTCATATGTTACTCAAACAATTTCTACTGGGTCAACTGCGGTTGCAAGAGTGGTTAATTATGATCAAACAACAGGAGTTTTAAAATATTGGCAAGATAGAACTCTTGCTGGATTTAACACTGTGGGAACAGCATTAACAGATCCTCAATATGGATTTAATTTAAATGCATTTACAGCATCTCCTGGTACTGGTGGAAATCTTGAGATAGCTCCATCTTCAGGATCTACATTAGAAATTGATACTGGATTTACGGGTCTATCTACAGTTCTAAATAATAGAACATATTATCTTGGACAAAGTTTTACTGATGGTATTGCTAACCCAGAGGTTAAAAAATACTCAGGAAATATTATTTTTGTTGACAATAGACCAGCTATCACTAGGTCTACAAATCAAAAAGAAGATATCAAAATAGTTTTGCAGTTCTAAAAAATCATGCCACAGCAAACCAACTTAAATGTAGCTCCATATTTTGATGATTACGATCCATCAGATGATTTCTATCGGGTTTTATTTAAGCCAGGATATCCTGTCCAAGCTAGAGAATTAACAGCTCTTCAATCTATACTGCAAAACCAGATTGAAAAGTTTGGTCAACATTTCTTTAAAGAAGGTGCAAAAGTAATACCTGGTAATATTGGATATAATAGAATTTATTATGGTGTTCAAATTAATAATAATTATCAAGGAATTCCTGTAACTGCATATATTGATCAATTAGTAGGGACAAAAATAACAGGACAAAGATCTGGTGTAAGTGCTGTTGTAGATAAAGTTTTACTTCCAGAAGATTCTGATAGGGGGCAAACCACTCTTTATATAAATTATCTAACATCTAATACATCGAACAATTCTACTCAAGTATTTTCCGATGGAGAAGAATTAACATGTTCTGAAATAATCACTTCTGGGTTATTAGGAAATACTGCAATTGCTGCAGGAGCACCATTTGCTCGTACAGTAGAAAGTAATGCTGCAGTAACAGGATCATCTTTTCAAATTCAAGAAGGTGTATATTTTGTTCACGGACAATTTTGTAAGGTAAATCAAGAAACTCTTATAATCAGTCAATACACTACTACCCCTGAAGCAAGAATTGGTTTATTTGTTAATGAGGAAATAATAAATGCAGATATAGATGAAACTTTAAATGACAATTCTCAAGGATTTAATAATTTTTCTGCTCCAGGTGCTGATAGATTAAAAATTACTCTTAGTTTATATCAAAAACCATTAGATGATTTTGATGATAATAATTTTATTGAATTAGCAACTGTTGGATCTAATAGTCAACCAGGAGTTTTAAAAACTAAATCAGCTGGTGGTGGTGGAACTGGTTCTGCTTCAGGAGCTTTAGTTGGTGGAGGTGGAGGTGGATCTCCCTATTCATCCAATTTCGATTTAACTGATACTCTTGCAAGAAGAACATATGATGAAAGTGGTAATTATGATGTAAGACCTTTTGATGTTACTCTTTTAAATTCTTTAAATGATAATATTGGTAATAGAGGAGTATTTAAGGCGGGTCAATTTACTCCAGGAGGAGAAACTCCCAGTGATGATTTAGCACTATACAAGATTTCTCCTGGTAAAGCCTATGTTAAGGGATATGAGATTGAAACATTAAATTCCACTTTTATTGATGTACCTAAACCAAGAGAAGTTGCAACAGTAAAAAATCAATCAATAATTTATAATACTGGTCCTACATTCAAAGTAAATAGTGTCTTTAGAACTCCGACAGTAGGTATTGGTAGTACATATGTTCTAAGTTTGAGAGATGAGAGAGTTGGAGTTAATTCTGAAAGTGCTCCAGGACAAGAGATTGGTCTTGCAAGGGTATATGACTTTAGATTAGAATCTGGTAGTTACGAAGTTTCTGATTCTGATAAAGCTAAAAATCAGTGGGATATTTCATTATATGATGTACAAACTTTTAGTGAAATTGAATTAAATCAACCTATTACACAATCGGTTCCTGCATATATTGAAGGGCAGAATAGTGGAGCGACTGCCTTTCTTGTTGGGTCTGTTACTTCTGGTGTTGGACTAACCGTTTATGAAAAAAATGGTAATTTTATCAGTAACGAACCATTAATTATCAATGGTATTAATAATGGAAGAATTGCAATAGGAATTACTGACTATACAGTTTCTGATGTCAAATCTCTTTATGGAACAGATGATAATACAATTGGTATTAATACTTTTAGTGCAAATATAATACCATCTGTTTTGACTGATGTTGGTATTGCTACTATTGGTATAGACAAAGGAGCAGCAGGAACTTTAATAAAAAGCACTAATCCTAATTTCCCAGGTATTACTACTATTGGTAATCTTATTCAATATAGTGATCTTGATATATCAGAAGATCCTATTTTAGCAAGAGTAATTAGTGTAACTTCAAATTCTGTTTCTGTTGTTGGTGTTGCTACTGTTACTGGAGTATGTAATGGTGGATTACCTGTTGTTGGTGTAAACACATTAGGACAAAATACAACTGGTATTACAACCGCCGCAGCATTTAAAAATGTAACTGATTTAAAAGTTCTAGCAACTAAATTTGATGCTTCTACCGACAATACTTTATTTACAAGGTTACCTAAATTAAATATTTCTGATGTTGATTTAACAGGTGCATCAGTTGTTATAAGAAAGACTTTTGCTGTCAATATTAGTGGTGGTACATTAGAAACTCCTGTTCCAACTTTACCTACTAATGAAAGTTTCCAACCATTTACTACAAAAAGATATGCATTAATTGGTGCAGATGGTAAAACTCATGAATTAACAGCAGATCAATTTGATTTTGGTTCTGGGAATACTTGCCAAATTCGTGGTTTGGTTAATCCTCCTGCAACCAATAAAGGAGCAACTTTGATTGCTACTATTAAAAAGCAAAAACCAAAAGCAAAACAGAAAATAAGAAATGCCGTCAGTTCTATAGTTGTTAATTATTCTAAAGATGCTGCTTCTGGAATTGGAACAACTACATTAAATGATGGATTAACTTACGGTTCTTATCCTTACGGAACAAGAGTTCAAGATAAAAATATATCTATTAATGATGCTGATATTATAGAAGTATTGGGAATATATGAATCAGCTGATACAAGTGATCCTTCTTCTCCAAAGATTACTCTTAGTTCTATAGTTACTCAATCAACTACCACCAATGAATTAATCATCGGTGAACAATTAATTGGTCAAGATAGTAATGCTGTTGCTATGGTAGCAGAAAAACCTAGTGATAGTATAATTAGTGTAATTTATCAAAATGAACATTTATTTAAAGAAGGAGAAATTGTAAATTTCCAAGAATCTGGAGCTAGTGGAATAGTTAATGCATTAAATTCTCCAAGTTTTAATATATCTCCAAATTATGAATTCGTAGATGGTCAGCAGTCAACTATTTACAATATTGGATCTATTAAGAGAAAAAATGATTCAGATGCACCATCTAAAAAAATAAAAATTTATTATTCTAATGGATCTTTTGATTCTAATGATAATGGTGATTTTATAACTGTAAATTCTTATGATCAATATGATTATGGAATAGATATACCAAAAACTAATGGTGTATCTAACTCTGATATGATTGATATCAGACCAAGAGCAACTAAAGTTAATTCTGTTTCTGAAGGAGATAGATCTCCTCTCGAATTTAAAGGAAGAAATTTTAATGCATCTGGAAATTCTTCTCCTAATATTTTGGCATCTGATGAAAATTTCGTAGCTGATTTTTCTTTTTATCTTGGAAGAGTTGATAGGATATTCTTATCTAAAGATGGAAGATTCCAAGTTAAATATGGAGATCCAGCAGAAGATCCACAAAAACCTGTTCCAGTTGATGGTGCTATAGAAATAGCAACCATTGCTCTTCCACCTTATCTTTACAATACTGCAGGTGCTTCTATTAATTTCTTAGATCGTAAAAGATTTACGATGCAAGATATTAAAAATCTTGAAAGTAGAATAAAACATCTTGAGTATTATACATCACTTTCTCTACTGGAGAGTAATACGGCAAATATGTTTGTTGCTGATGGTGATGGATTGAATAGATTTAAATCTGGTTTCTTTGTTGATAACTTTACTTCATTTACTACTCAAGAAGATTTTCATACGATTAACAATAGTATAGATCGTGATAGAAAAGAATTAAGACCAAGGCATTACACTAATGCTGTTGACCTAATATTTGGACCAGTGGTAGGTAATGATCCTACTGACGATCTTAATTTTTCTACAATTGAAGGAATTAATGTAAGAAAGAAAAATGATGTTATAACTCTAGATTATTCAGAAGTTGAATATATTAAGCAATCATTTGCAACAAGATCAGAGAGTGTTACTCCTTTCTTAATTAGTTTCTGGCAAGGAACTATGGAAATAAGTCCTTCTTCTGATACATGGGTTGATACTGCTAGATTAGAACCCAAGATCATTAGCATGGAAGGTAATTATACAACAACATTCAATCAAATGGTTGAAAATGGTGAAATAGATCCACAAACAGGATTTGGTCCTGTTGTATGGGGATCTTGGGAGACCACATGGACAGGAAGGACAACAAATAGTATTTCTGAGAGAGAAACTGCTAGAAGGACTGAAGAACGTGTATTTGGAATGGGTGGTTGGATTAATAACTTTAGTGGTGGATTTGGAAACCCTGCAAGGAGAATTAGAGAATCAAGACAAGTTGTAACTAGATCTCAAATACGAACTACAACAGAACAAGGTGTTCAAAATAGAACAGGTAATAGAATATTGGTTACGGAATCATTTGATAGAACTTCTGTTGGTGATAGAGTTATAAGTAGAGATCTTATTCCGTTTATGAGATCTAGGAATATTGAATTTGTTGCTAAAAGGGTTAAACCATTAACTCAACTTTATGCTTTCTTTGATGGTCAGGATGTTACAAAATATTGTGTTCCTAAGATTTTAAATATTAGTATGACATCTGGAACTTTCCAGGTTGGTGAAAAGGTTACTGGAATGGTTAATCCAACTGGTCTTGGTCAAATAACTTCTGATAGTTTGCCAAGTATTAATTTTAGAGTTGCACAATCAAATCATAAAGAAGGTCCATATAATGTTCCTACAAAGGTTTACGTAGAAAATCCTTATACCAATCAACCTTTCCCTGCATCGTATTCATCTACTTCAACAATACTGAACGTAGATACTTTCTCATTATCTAATGAACCACAAGGTGAATATTTTGGATGGGTTGAAACAGGAATGGTCTTGAGAGGTCAAAGTAGTGGAGCAATAGCAATTATTGAATCAGTTGATCTTATTTCAGATATTGGTGCATTTTGTGCTGGATCTTTCTACATTCCTAATCCAAATAATATTAGTTTCCCAAGATTTGAAACAGGAAGTAAAACTCTGACATTGACTAATGATCCAGAGAACAATCCAGATAATGCTACAACTCTTGCTGATGAGACTTTCACATCTTCTGGAACAATGGAGAATGTTCAAGAGAATATTATTTCTGTTAGAAATGCGAGAATTGAAAATAGACAAAATTTCCAATCTAGAAATACTAATAGAACTCTTGGAACTGAAGTTGTTGGGAGTGAGACTGTTGATCGTGGTGTAACTCAGGAAATAATTGGTTGGTATGACCCTCTTGCACAATCATTCTTAGTAGAAGATAAGGGTGGAGTATTTGTTACTAAATGTGATGTTTTCTTCAGAACTAAGGATGATATGGATATACCTGTGGTATTCCAAATTAGATCTATGAAGAATGGATTACCAACACAACATGTGCTTCCTTTCTCTGAAATTGTATTAGATCCTGCAGAAGTTAATACTTCAGCAGACGGATCTGTTGCAACTACAATTGAATTTAAAGCTCCTGTCTATCTTGAAGGTGACAGTACTGAATATGCTGTGGCTTTAGCATCTAACTCTACCAAATATAGTGTTTATATTTCAAGAATTGGTGAGACTGATCTACTTACAGATACCTTTATTTCTAACCAACCTTACTTAGGATCTCTATTTAAGTCTCAAAATGCTTCTACATGGGAACCAAGTCAATGGGAAGATTTGAAATTTACAATGTATAGAGCAGAGTTTGAAACATCTGGTACTGTTGAATTTTATAGTCCAGAGTTAACTGAAGGAAATGGCCAAATTCCTACATTAGAGCCAGATTCATTAATTCTAGGTTCAAGAAGAATAAGAGTTGGTCTTGGAACTACTGTTGGTGATTCTTATGAAATGGGTAATACCATTATTCAAGATGGAACAATGGCAGAAGGTAATATTGTTGGTGCTGGTGGGTCTATTATTCCTGCTGGTTTAAGCATATCCAATGCTGGTATTGGATATACACCTCTTGATGGTAATTATAGCTTTAATAGTGTAAATTTAGAAACTATTACAGGTACTGGAAAGGGAGCAGTTGCTAATGTTTACATAAACAATGGAGTTGCAGCTGCTGCTACGATCACTAATGGTGGTACAGGATATTCTGTAGGTGATGTTCTTGGTATTACTACTATTGGACTTTCTACTGGTGGTAGTGGAACTGTTGGACGTAATGCTAGATTTAGTATTACTGGTATTGGAATGACCAACGAATTGACTATTGATAATGTTC